AACATTTGCTATTGATTCAATAAATGAGTTTAATCTATTTTGCATAATAATTCATGTTTAAAATAAGTCTTTATTAGGAATGTTGTTTATCTCAATAACAGGTTGATTCATGGTTCGTGTAGGACAATTTTTGTATTCAAAACTAGCAGTCTCTCTATTTTTAGATGTTGAACCTTTAAGAACGCCTTTACTTTCACCAACTTTACCTAGCTTTCTTGTAAGTTTCCAATCTTTTTCTCTGCTTAAACTATTAATAAAACTTAAAGCTCCTGTAGTAAGTAACACTCTAAAGTCTTGTTTATAGTATATCTCAGATACAGCATTTAAAAACTGTTTACCAATACCTATGCCTTGAAAGTCTGGTAATACTACCATTCTATGTATCTTCTTAAAGTTGCAACATTTAGGGTGTGGAAAATGACATATTGCTGCAAACGCTATAGGAAATCCTTTATATTCTAAAGCATAACAATGACTGCCTCTTAATATTTCATGTGTCAAATAGTGATAGTTAGCAAATGATTTCCATTCGTCAACTGACGCTGTTCTAAGTTGGAATGTAAGTTTTGGTCGTTGCCAAAGTAACCCCCTATTAAAACTTTTAGCATTAGTATCAAATATCCAATCAGGTTGTAACCATTCAATAATATCACTATGACATGAAACAGCAATAAATTTATAGTTATTCTTTCTGATAAAGTTACTTACAGCTAATGAAGTTACTTTTGCTACGTCTCTATCTACTACACTAGTAAATTCATCAAAGATAACTGTGTCATTTTTTTCTAATAATAATCGTGCTAAATCTACACGCATCTTTTGACCATTAGATAATAGATGATATGGCTTTAACCAATTTAATGGGCTTGAAAAACCTACTTTAGTAAGTGACTCAATAATCTTTTCACTTGGTAAACTTGCATCAAAGTTATCTACAATTGATTTTGTTTCGTCCCATTTATGTTCTTTAAATAAATAAAACTCTTTAAACTTTTCTTTAGCTATTGTTGTTTTACCTGTTCCACTTTGACCAACAATCAATCCAATATTCCAATCAAAGTTTGTTTCAAAGTTTACCATAAATTCATCTACAATTTCATCAAAGCTAATGTCATACATCTTACATATAAAATTGTTTCGTTCTGTTTTGTCAAACTTAGTTTTTTTAGTAATTACTGTCATCTTTTCTTGCACTTCAAATAAATCATTCATAACTCTCTCCTAAAGTTAATAATCCCACATCCAACCTAAATTACTTTGTGCCCACACTTCAATTGAATTTTGATACTCAGTCATATCGCTTGTGGTTAGCTTTGTTGTTGATTTAATAAGCTCTACAGGCATACCTGCTATTTCTGTTTGATATCGTAAGAATTTATATCCCATTAATTCATGAATACGGTCTTTTTCAATACCTGTATGTTTTGAAATACTTGTATACAGTTCCCAAAGACGTTCATTTTGTTCCAAACTTCTATTAAGTTTTGAATCTGTAACTGTTACACGCCAGCGTTTAGTAAAGTCAAGAGTTTTGAGCTTTTCTATAAGCTGAGGTAAATTTTGCTGCGTTAGTGACCATTTTATCATCTCTCCATCCTTTCGTTTTAAATACTACTCCATCTTTAGATGTTGCTTTATATTCTACATGACCAAACTCTTTTTGAATAGCTTTTATAAACTCGTTTATTGTCATGGTGCTTCTCTATAACATAAAGTTTTTTGACTGAACCAAAAGTTGAATGACCCTTCCCATTGTCCATTACGATTCTTTTGAACAAACACTTTTGCATCAGGAATTATTTTAAGCTCATCATCTGAAGTTTTACCTTCTTCAATTAACTTTTCTTTATAACGATTTCTCCACACACAAATAATATTATCGCAAAGATTCCTGATATGACTAGAACCCATAATATTTGTTGCATCAGGTATCTCTGTTTCATCTTTCATTTTTCTAGTATGTGCTACTAAAAAAATTTGCACTTGAAGGTCTCTAGCAGTTACAGCCAGTCTATCGGCAAAAAGTTTTTGTTTTTCTAAAGACTCTTCACTAATATCACTCATTTTCATCAAGGAGTCAACCACAAATACCTCCACACCTAATATGTGTTTTCCGTAAAACATAGTCGCTATCATATCATCTGAAGTAGTAATTCCTGTTTGATCGTAAACATACAATTTATCTTTTGCCCGTTCACAAAACTTGCGTATGTAATCGTCTGTTGGTTCTGGTGAACCTAAAGTCTGATTTATCATTCTGCTGATAGTTAATACAGGTCTCATTTCCAAAGAAGCAATTAAACATTTTGTATTTTGTCGCATTAAAGCTAAAACTACTTGTGACAACCACATGGATTTGCCATGTCCTGATACACCAGTAAGTATGGTTAATTCCGAATTTCTAACTCTAAATCTATCTTCTGTTTTTGCCCAACCTAAAGACTTCCCAGAATTAATTTCTTCATTAAAGTATTTAATAACGTCATCTGTAAAAATGTCAGTTGACTTTACTTTGAACTCAGCATGAGCATAATCACCATTGTAAAACTCTTGAACTGTTTCTTGACTTACTGTGAGCTTATCAATGACTTCGCCAATGTTCATATACCACCTTCCCAAACTTTACGAACTTGCTGCACTTCACCATCATTCCATCTTTCTTGATTTAATAAAGTCAATGGAGCAGGTGAAAATCCTTCCTTCCATGATTTACTATCTTTCATTTTCTTAACATATGTAATAACTTCATCTGCTATTGCATCAAGATTTTTATTTGCCCATCTCTCTAAGCAAGTTTTCTTATTTACTTTACGAGTTGTAGGATACAAATCCCAAAATTCAGAAAATCTATTGGTCGTTTTAACGACATATATATTCTTCTCTTCTCTTTCTCTTCTCTTCTCTATGCTAACAGGTTGATAATCTTTTTCTAGCCAACCTCTAGTAAATAATTCATTAACAATTTTATCAACAAAATCAATAGAGTAATGAAGTCTGAAAGCTATTTCAAAATTATCAGGTAAAATACCATCACTTTCTGACCCTAAACACCATAACTCTACTAAAAGAGCTTTTTGTTCAAAAGATAGCTTATGAATTTCAATATCATTTATATAATCTGTACCATAAAACTTGAACCAAGTCATCTTTTTTTGATATCTTGGGTTTTTAGCTTTATAAAGATTAAACTTTTCCCAATTCTTAATTTTATACATAACTCTCCTTAAAATAGACATTCTTCATATTGTGTCAAATCTAACACAGTTTTTGCTCTAGGAATGACTTTTAGCTTACAATTAGGTCTATTTTGAAGAAACCATATAGCAGAAGCCTTGTTACTAAAGGCTCTTAGTGGTTTTTCATCAAATTCGTCTAAAATGATAAAGCGTAAGTATTCCATAGAAAAGAACACTATCATAGAAAAAAGTGCTTGTAAACTACTTTTTTACTAGTTTTTTGCTATTTTTTGACTATTTTTTGACTAAAAATGCTTGACAGACGTATTTTTGTCAGTAAAATGACTATTGTAGTATTTAACTTTAGGAGAGAAACATGAGTGTAAAAACAATGATAGCAACAGCAATAGCGTTTTGGGTTTATGTAGCACTATGTCTTTGGGTTATGGGCAAGTTAGCAGGTGCAATATGAATAAATGGATATTATTGTTTCTTTTTGTGTTTTGGGGGTATATAATATGGCGAATGGTTTAGAACATATAGCTAAAATATTAAAAGAATTAAACGAAGAGCTTAAATTAGATAACGATAAATGGGAGAGAGCAAATGTCACAACAACAACATTACGACCAAGTAATGATGGAACAACATCAACAAGAATTACAACAACAGGAGAGAAACATGACTAAACAAGGTGTAGTTAATATTAAAGGCAAGAACTATAAAACAGTAGCATTAAGAGTTCAAGAATTTAGAGAACAGTTTCCTAATTACTTTCTTACTACTGAAATAGTTAAGATTGATGATGAACAATGTATTGTTAAAGCTTATGCAGGTGTTCACTTAGAAGGTGGTCAAGTACAAACATTTGCAACTGGTCATGCACAGGAGTTTCGTAAAGCATCACAAATTAATGGAACATCATATGTAGAAAACTGTGAGACCTCTGCCATTGGAAGATGTTTGGCAGCTTTAGGATTAGGTGGAACAGAGTTTGCTTCAGCTAATGAAGTAGTTAATGCTATTCATCAACAAAGTAATCCTGTAAAATTAGTATCTAAAGAAGACTTTCTATGATAGAACAACGTACAGAAGAGTGGTTTCAGCAAAGATTGGGAAAGGTCACGGCTAGTCGTATTAGTGACGTTATAGCTAAGACTAAAACAGGCGTATCTACATCTCGTCAAAACTATCTTATTCAACTTGTATCAGAACGATTAACAGGCAAAAAAGGTGACAGTTTTGTTAATCAAGCTATGTTAGATGGTATTGAGAGAGAAAGTGCTGCTAGGGCTCTTTATATGCTAAATAGAGACGTTTCTGTAACAGAAGTCGGATTCTTTGACCATCCTATTATTAAAAATAGTGGTGCTAGTCCAGATGGTGCTGTAAATGCAGAAGAAGAAGATAAGTATGCAGGGCTTATAGAGATTAAATGCCCCATAGAAACTACGCATACTAATACGTTAATGAGTAAATCTGTACCTAGTAAATATGTCCCTCAGATGCAATGGCAATTAGCTTGTACTGGTGCTAGGTGGGTGGATTTTGTGAGCTTTAACCCAAACTTTCCTGCAGAGTTACAAATTTTTGTAGCTAGAGTTGACAGAGACGATAGTTATATAGCAGAATTGGAAGCTGAAGTAATTAAGTTTCTAGATGAAGTAGACCAAACAATTTTAAAACTAAAGGAGTAGTATATGGCTGAGTATGATAACACAAACACGTTTACGTTAAACAAGAATGATAAAGGTGATAATCCTAAACGACCAGACTATCGCGGAAAATTAAACGTGGATGGTATTGAATTTACATTATCAGGTTGGGTAAGAGAAGGTGCTAATGGTAAGTTTATTAGTGGTGCTGTAGCAATGGTTGCAACTGAAGAAAGACTTAAACCTGCTGTTGAAGGTGCAGATGAGGACGTTCCTTTTTAGGAGCATCCTCACATTGCATATAACTATTTATTCATTACATACATGGTTACTTCAAATCCAAAACGCATTTCAGTTGCTGATGGTGTTGTCCACATGGCAGTTCTCCTTTCTTTTAGATTTATAGTAGAATTATACGCTTGTGTGAGTTTACTAGACACAAGAAAAGCATGAAAGGTATATAATGGATATTCAGTCATTACAGATGGACGTGGTGTGTTACGCTAGTGCAGCATACCATGAAGGGTCCAATAAACAAGAAAGGATTGCAATAATAAATGTCATACGTAATAGGCTTAATAGTGGTCGCTGGGGTAATAGTGTATGTTCTGTTGTTTATGCTGCTGGTCAGTTTGTTGGGGTTACGGACGACTCTCACGAGCCAGTTGATGAAAAAACGTATTTGGAAACTAAACTATTGGTACTTGATACAGTTGTTTTTCATAAATACGCTAATCCCATTGCAAATGCAATTTACTTTCATGATGACTCAATGCCGTCAAAAACTCATTGGTTTGGTAAAAGGAAAGTCACTAAAATAGGAAGGATGTATTTTTACTAATGAAAAAAGAACCATTAGCATATTTATACGAAGAGTTTGATGTAAAGTCAGGTGAACTTAAAAAGTCTTACTTATGGTCTTTTCACCCAAATGCTTTGTCTTACATGCACGATTTAAAAAATACAACTCATCACATAAAAATCATCCCTTTATTTGCAGGTGAACCTGTAGAAGAATATAAAGGACTATCTAAATATGATAGCAAGAAATTAACGGAGGCACATGGTGGACTCTAAACCACTTACGCAAGAAGAAATAATGAAAATATACAAAGAATCATTTGGAACTGGAAGTCAATTAATAACAATAGATAAAATATTCAAGTTTGCAAGATTATTAGAACAAGCTCATGGAGTTAAAGATGTATACTAAACTAGATGACCAAAGACAAGCAAAATTTATTATCAATTATATAAATGCACATCCTAGTTGTAGCATTAAAGAAATTGTGCAACAATGTGCAACAAATAGAACAAGATTAAAGTATTTAGAAAGTCAAGGATACTTTAGTTTGCCTAAGTGGACTTATAGTAATGAACTAGATAAACGCTTTAAAAATAGAACGTATGTATCTGTAACTGTAGGAAGGGAGTATGGTAAATGGACTTAGCAGAAAAGATATTAGATATAGTAATATGGTTGTTGATTATTAGTGGTATGTTTTGGTTTGCTTATGGCTGTTATCAATTAATTGATTTATTTTTTATAAGGGGATAAGAATGGTAGATTTAGTAAATAGACCACCACATTATTTAGTGGGAGGTATAGAGGCGATAGACGTAATTAAAAGTCGTCTAACTAAAGAAGAGTATATTGGATATTTAAAAGGATGTAAGTTAAAATATGACTTGCGTTATCCATTTAAGGATAATCCACAACAAGATTTAGAGAAGTCTGATTGGTATAAGAATAAGCTATTACAAGCTACTAAAGATGATGAAGCTGATATTCCACCAGAACTAGAAGCTCAACTACAAAGGTTTGATGATGAGTAAAATATATTTGGTATTTATTGTAGTGATGGCTGCATTAGCTATTTGTTGGACTGAAGATACATTTAGTCAAACTACTACTATACTAGCACCTGATGGCTCTGTAACTATTTGTCAAACAGGTTCTAATGGTATTGTGATTTGCGTTTAATCATCCATTGGTGTTAGCTCACCATAGACTGATAGCTCTTCACCACTTATTTCTACCATGCTATCGTCATCTAATGTGATGACTATAGTGCTATCGCCATGTAATGCTTCACAAGATACAATTACTCTTCCTAGCATATGATTGCAAATAATTTCTACTTCTGACCGTTGCATAATTGTCCTAAGAAACATGACCATTCCAACGCCCATTCTCTTTTAATACCATAGGCATTAGCTTTGGTTGACCGTTAATAATAACTCCACAACCTACAATGAAACGACTTTTAAAGTTTTTAGCATAATCAAATGCCATAGACTTTTGATGAATTAAACATCCTACCTGCATACCCCAAATAAGAGAATCTGGGTTACTGTAATAACCAATACTAAATTTAGTATGATAGTGACCTTGCACTGTATTCATACCATATTGTTGTGCTACTTTAAGAACGTCAGCAGATAAACCATGTGTAAAGAAACAACGTGAATTATCGCTTAAGGTGATAGTATGGTCATCTACCCATACCCAACCATTACCAACTTCTAAAAACTCGTTGTAGTGCTTTAAATATGCTTTGGGCATACCATATTTTAATGCTCTACGATAAACTAAAGAGCTATGGTTACTATGAACCAAAGTCATTTTAGGAAATATCTTTTCTAGTTCTTTAACATGCTTTTTAGACTCTTCTAATTCATGTCCAGCAGAATGTAAATCTGGGTTATGTTCGTGCATAGATATAGCGTGTTGGTCTAGCTCGTCACCTATATTGACTATATGGTCAAACTTATATTTAGTTTTTAATGCTTTAAGAAACGCAAAAGCATCAGGATGGTGATAAGGAATATGTAAGTCAGATATGACTAGAACTGATTTATATTTCAAGTAACTCTCCTAGCGTTGAGATACTTTATTATATACTAGATAAATAATTAACATGAGCAATACATATTTCAAACGGTCTATAACACATAAAATATCGCAGATTAAATAATCTAGCATATCTTAATTTTTGCTGTTTTAGCTTTCTTTAGTTTTTCAAAGAACTTGTTATATGCTATTTTAGAGTTACCTATGAAGTCTTTACCTGCCCATGTTGAACCAAGTAATATACATCCATCTGTATCTTCTGAAGTGTTACCTGAATGAATACGAACACCAGTAAAGTCAGGAACGTCTAGTATGTGTGGCATATCCTGTTTAAAGCGTGTAGAAGCGTCTATGATGAGTTTATATTCACCAATGGGAATAGCAGTCTTACCTATAACTTTAGTGCCATTTCTGACTACATCTTCTAATGTATAACACTCATATACACCATCTACATACATCTTACCTACAGTATGCGTGTCTTTAAATTCAAATCTTTTTACTTCAATTAACATGTTTGTCCACATAATGTAAGGCTTGTGTTAGATATTGCATGGCATACATAAAAATAATAGAAAATCCCATAGCACCAAATAACAAAACTACGATTAAAAATTTAAGGATAGTTAAACCTATCCAGTTCATTATATTTAAGATTATCATTTTTTCTTAATATAAAAGAGACTACGTTCACCAAATAAATAGAACCCTACAGCACTAGCAAAGTTATCTACTTCTTGTGTAGATATACCTTTTAAGTGCATAGTAGCCCATGTGCCTAACACGATAAGACCAATCATAGGTCTCATAAGTCTAGTAATAGCTTCTACCCAAGGATAAGATGGGTTACCAGAACCTGCTTCATTCATCACTTTAAAGAACTCTAAATCAATAGATTTCATTTGAGAATACTGTTCTATAGTAGCTGGCTTAAATTGGTCAGGTGCTACAAAACGATTAATAAGAGATTTGCCTAAATCCATAACAACTGGAGCAAAAGCAGATAACATGGTAATTGGGTCCATTACAGTTCCTTAGGGTCAAAGCCATATATTTTGGCTACACGTTTTTGTAGTTTTAAGAATAAACCTTTATGACTTGTGTATTGTTCTGTTTTAGGTGAGTCTAAATAAACGCACATGTGAATAATCTCATGGCATAGAGTGACTAGAACGCTGTATAAATGAGCATGACGTGCAGTAGATATAGTAATCACATGAGGCTCACCTGACTCTGGTGGTTCATATTGTCCACATATACTTGCATCATGCACTATTACAAAGTCTACTTTAGATGATGGTGGTAGTTTATATTCGTCAAATATGGGCATTTCTATCAGAGCTGAATATAGGTTTGCTATATTGTTCTCTGTAATAAATGTCATTTTGTGAATTGTGTCAACAAAAATACAATAACGAAACCTGCTGTACCCAAAAGTATTTGTTCTAGGCGTTTGAGTCTTGCGTTTATTTGCTCATAACGTAACGCACATACTTCTTCATGCGTACTTAAACGTGATTCTACGTCTGACTTAACCATTCTTATTCCTTACTGTGAGAGAAGACCAGAATACTGGTTATTTAATTCAAATTGTTTTTCTATAAGTTGTCTTGCTAAAGCATTTCTAGCACTATTATCTAAGAACATACCAAGACCTTGTTGTTGCTTTTTATATAGTTTTAATGCTGCGTCTGATTTAACTTTAGGAGCTTCTAATAATGATTGTGCAAACCCAAGACCTGCACCAGGAATTCCACCAATAGCTGCACCAGCACCAGCTTTAACACCACTACCAAGACCTAATATATCTCTATTTTCAATACGACCTACAGCTCTTTGAAGATTAGGTTGTAGTTCTTTTAAAGAACCATATTGTGCATTAATATCTCTGAGTTCTGGCATGAATCCTTCTAATGATGTTCTTGCTGATTCTGCCATACTTCTATATGCTTGTTCTTTAGCTATAGATGGTTTTTCAGGTGATCTTCCAAAGTCAATACGTTTATAAGCATCTGCTTTAAAGTCTTGTAATTGTTGTGGAGTTACAGATGTAATTTTGTTTTGTTTTAGATATGTTTTAAATCGTTGTTCAATATCATTGATTTCTTTAATATCTTGAGCAGCTTCAATTTTAAATCCACCTGATTGTTTCTTAACATCTTTAAGACTTGATAATACTGTTGAAGCAGGTATTTTAATGTTTTTGTCTGTTGCATTAGTAATTAAACTATCCATTTTATCGCCAAGTTCACCTAGTTTAGATTGAACTTTACCTAAACCTTCATAGCTTAATGGTATTTGATTTTTAAGAGCTGTTTCAGTAATTGCTGCTCTTTCTTGAGGACCTAATGTTGTAGACCATTTAGCTGCACTTTCATATAGTTTAGGTGCAATTGTGGTAGGCAATGCTTTTGTAATACCATATCCAGCAGTATTAGCTGCTAAATTTAATGGGTCAATTGCTGTACCAACTTGTGCAACTTTTTCTAATGCAGGCACTGCTTTAGCACCAATTTTAGATAACTGTGCAGCTTTTGCTGCTGTAGTAGCACCACCAGTAACAAACATAGATAAGTCACTTAAGATACTTGCTGGGTTATTTTGTAACTCACTTAAAAACGCATCTTTGCTACCATATCTATTAGTAAAATATTCACCCATAGCATTAGCATATTTTTCATGTGATTGTTTACCTGGGATAGCTTTTTCAGCAACACCTAAAGATAAATTACCTAACCCTTTAATTGTTTCAATTGGCTGTGTAAGTGCGCCAACAAAATTTTTAGCTTCATTAACAACACTAGGAAAAAAGTTTTCTGCAGTTTTTTTAACTGAAAATTCAAACTTAGATGCAGATTGTAGTTTATCTATTTCATTAGCAAGTATTGATGCGCCATTGTCATCACCTGCGTTATGAGCAGCTATCATAGCCTGTTCAAGTTCTTTAATAGTTGGTGCTGGAGCAGTTACTTCTACTGTAGGAGTAGCCATATTATCTTCCTTGATTTAATTTAGGCTTATATAAATTATATATAGTTTGACCTTCTTGACTTAATCCAGGTTTGTTAGTTGCTGCTGTACCTGATAAAGCATCTACTTTTTGTTTGATACTGTCACTAACTGCATTACCAAGTGAATTGTCATAAGCAGCAAGACCTTCATAGCTAAATGTACCTGCTTGAATATTTTTTCTAGCCCAGTCAGAAAGTTTAGAGTTACGAATAGCATTGGCATCAGCAATTTGAATCATAAGCTGACGACCTTCTTTTGAAGTAGCTAATGTTGGGAAGGCTGAACGATAAGCATTAAATTCTAAGTCAGATGTAGAGCCACTACCAGGTGTTCTAATTTCAGTAGCACCTTTAGTAGCAATAGCTTGTACCACCTGATTGACATTAGCTTCTTTAGAAGGAATACCTAAATAGTTTTGTACGTCAGCACCAAGTTTTACTACACCACTACCTTGTTGGTCACCAATTAAAGTATTAATGTTTCTTGTGTAATTAGCAATACTTCTTGCTGAGTTTGCACTAGAAGTTAGACCTGTTAATGTATCTTTATCAACATCAAGAATAGCTTTAGTAGGGTTAGGTAAATTAATGTTAGTTTTAGGAGCTTTAAGATTAGCCATTTCTCTAGCCCAATCTTGAAAGTTTCCTCCATACCCTTGATTTTTAGCATATTCATATTCACGAACATCAGAAGGAACTGCTTTTTGAAAATCTAATAAAGCATCTCTTTGCTCTTTAGCAATCTTCATTTTTTGTAATTCATTTTCAGCAGCTGTATTATAAGCACCTTGTGCGCCTTGCATACCACCTAAATATGACTTACCTAAAATAGCACCTAAACCAATATTTTGGTTTTTAGGTTGAGCTAAATATGTTGCTCCTGCACCTAAAATTCCAGATAATAAAGATTGATTTTTAAGTTTATCTTGTTGTTCTTGACTTAATAAACCACCTAAATATTCAGGTTGTTTAGCACCAAAAATATTCATACCTGCAAATGGACTTGTGTTTGTATCAAAAAATGCCATAATATTATCCTCTATATCCTTGAGCTAATTGTTGTAATCTCATCTTTTCGTCATCTGTTAATGGCATACGTGTCATTAAGTTTGTTAGTCCTAGTTTATTTTCTTGTACAGGAAGAACATTAGGACCTACATTATTTAATGGTGAAGATACCATTTCAGGATTTCCTCTTGTAATTGGCATTAAAGGAGGAGTTTGCATTTGTTGTGGCTGTTGATTTAAAGCATCAAAACCTTTAGAGCCTAAATTAAGTTTATCCATTGTAGACATATTTGAAAATGGATTGCCAATGTTATTAGTTAAGAAAGCACCTGTTTTGTCCATAAGACTAGATGCACCTAATCCACCATATACGCTAGGAGTAGCACCTAATCCAGCTAATGAACCTTGACTAAGTAAACTAGCATTAAGCGTTGGAGTTCCTAATATAGCAGGAGCAACTGTACCTGCTGCTAAATCAGCACCGCCTACTGCTGCTGGAGCTGCTGCTGCTCCTCCAGCTCCTAATAGACCTGCACCACCTGCACCAATACCTGCACCTAATAATGCTGTTTTAAATGGGTTAGCACCTGTTACAGCACCACCTACAGCACCTACACCTGCACCTATCATTGCAGGAATTAACATTGCGCCCATATTATACCTTTCCTACTACGTAGCAAATTGGTTCTAAAATAGCACGATAAATCATGCCATAAGTATCTCTAGTTTTACTTCTTTTTTGTTTCCATATATCAGCAGTCCTATGTCTTGCGATATGTTCTAAAACACCCCTTAAAATGCGTTGTAAGGCATTCTTTTTACCTGCTTTGTAAGCATAGTTTACTAATGGTAAGAATAGTTTATGGTAACCTTTTTCGTATGCTGGGTCTAAGTCTTTAGATTGAGCTAACCAAATAGCATTACGGAAGCTACCAAAACCATATTCTTTATTCATAGCTGTACACACTATCTTGCCACCACCGGACTGAGTAGTTGTAGATACTTGACCCATAGGCGCACCATAGGCAGCACCAAGGTAAGCAGATAGTTTTTGATATGGTTTGTTTTGTTCAAAGTTAAATCTGTCAATATCAGCTTGTAAAGCAGTTTTTTGATAGTCTTCAGCAGTTTTACCTACGTTAGCTAATTGTGAAATATCTGCATAATCAGCTTGTGCTAATCCAGGAGCATTCATAACTGCTTGGTTTTGCATACCACGTTCACCAGCATAGTTTTGATAAGCTAGGTTACCGTATGTATTAGCAAGTGTTGTAGCTAGTGTATTTGCTGCTCTGTTTTGAATGTCAGCAGATGCACCTGAGCCATAACGACCAGCCATAGAAGCACCACCTTGTGCAGCTTTAATAGCGTCATTGTATGCTTGTGTAGCTTGTTGAGTAGGACCTGCAAGTGCTTGTGTAAAGTATGGATTACCAGCAGATAAATAATCGCCTTGAATAGTACCTAATTGTTGTTTTTGTGCTGCAGGAAGTAATGGACTACCAGCTTTAGCTCTAGCTTCTGCTTCTGATAATGCAGTTGTTGTTTGTGCAGATGGACCTACATAAGTTTGACCAGCATAATATTCTGGAGAAGTTGTTTTATAAAGACCTTGAGCTTCTTCTAAACCGTATTTAACAAATGGCGCAACTGTAGGGTCTAATTGTTGTTTAGTTTCAGAGGTTCCACCGCCACCTGACCCACCACCACCATAAAATGTAAATGACTGAACTAAATTATTTAGCCAATTGTGTAAACTTATCATATTGCTTTCCTTAAAGTATAAATTCCCATGTTTGAGGTTTAAATCCTAATTCTCTTGCTCTACGTTCCCATCCTTTTCGTTGTGAAGAGAATGTAACTTTAGATTTACCGCCTTGTTTTGCTATTGCTTGAATTTCTTGCCATGCTTGATGAAAGAGTGTATTGTCGTTAATAGTAGACCATGAAGCCCATACATGAAGTGTGTCACCTATAGGTTGAAGCACTACAAATCCTACTGCTTTGTTATCTACTAAACCTACAAATAACATAGACCTGTTTTCATAACAGTCGCAATAGACATCTTCTACTATCCATTGTGTATGACCACGTTGTCTTACTAACTCAAGACCATGTTTAACATAATCCCAATGTGAACGTAACTGGTCTTTAGGTATGTAATGAAGTATCACGCTACTATAATATATCCGTATGTTTTATCTGTATTTGTGTTAGCTGAATGAGTTAATGTAGCAGTTCCTTGTGACCTAGCACTTACATATACATTAGTTAAAGATGAAGCTGCATTAGCTGTTGTAGGCATAAGAAGTATAATGCTATTATATCCTATTCTTTCGTCAGATATCGTGGTAGTTGTAGCACTACTTGCAGCTAAAGTAATTGTACCAGAATTATTGCTTTTACCTTCAACAAGGTTGTTTACAATTTCTGCTACACTTCTAGGGTCACCACCTGTCCAAGGTAGTTTACGGTACATATCACTACGTGCCATTATCTAGTACCTTGTGTAGAGTAATCTATATCCATGCCAATTGCTGAGA